AGTGCAAGAAAGCCAGAAGCGTATGCAAGAATGATATCTTTGTTTAAAAAGGATGATTTAAGGCGATTATCGTATGATTTAAAGCTAACTGGTCAATGTGCTATTCAAGTAATTTATTCAAAGGATAAAAAGACAATTCAAAAGGTTGAGCATTTACCAATTGAAACTTTAAGAGCAGAAAAATGTTCAGATGGCGATAAACAAGTACAAGCGTATTATTATCATTCAGATTGGGCAAACGCAAAGCCAAGTGATAAACCTTTGAGAATACCAGCATTTGGTGTTTCAAAAAGTCCACAACCAATTGAGATATTATATGTAAAACCTTATGAAGCTGGGATGTATTATTATAGTACACCAGACTATGTTTCTGGAATTAGTTTTAGTGAGATTGAAGAAGAAATTGCATCCTTTCACGTTAACAATATTAAAAATAGTTTTGCTCCAGCATCCTTAATAAATTTCAATAACGGAGTGCCAGACGAAGAAGCACAAACATTAATTGAAAACAAAATTGTTTCTAAATTTCAAGGAACAAACTCTGCTGGAAAACTAATAATTGCTTTTAACGATTCAAAAGAATCACAAGCGGATATCACACCAGTTCAAATATCTGATGCTCATAATCAATACGAATTTATTTCAAGTGAAGCACAGAGTAAAATAATGATGTCGCATCGTATTGTTTCGCCAATGCTTTTAGGTATTAAAGATAATACTGGATTTGGTAATAATGCAGAGGAATTAAAGAACGCTTCCATATTAATGCAAAACATCGTTATAAACCCATTTCAAGAACTTTTAATCGATGCTCTTGACAAAATACTTGCTTTTAATGGTATTGCTTTAAACCTATACTTTAAGACCTTGCAGCCTTTACAATTTATGGATTTAGAGAATGTTAAAGATGCTGAAACAAGAGAGGAAGAAACTGGTATTAAAATGAGTAAGGTTTTTAACGATTTAGAAGAATTTGGAGAAGATGAGGACTTGGAGGAATGGGAATTAATAGACGAAAGAAAGGTTGATTACGATTCAGAAGATGAGTTAGACGAACAAATAAAAAAATTAAACGAAAAGAATCCAAGTCTTTTATCAAAAATATGGAACTTTGCAACAACTGGAATTGCAAGACCAAATGCAAAAAGTACTCAAGACGGAAAAGAACCGAATTTTGGATTACAATACAAAGTAAGGTATCAATATGCACCATTAAAGGCATCTGATAATAGTAGGGAATTTTGCAAAAAAATGGTAAAAGCAAAAAAAATATATCGCAAAGAAGATATACAACAAATGAGCCAAAGAGCAGTCAATGCTGGATGGGGTTTAAATGGTGCTAGTACCTATGATATTTGGCTATATAAAGGTGGTGGGGATTGTCATCATTTTTGGATGCGAAAAACTTACATTGCAAAAGGTTCAAGATTAAAACCAGACGTTGGTAATCCAAAAGCAGAAATAAGTGTAAACAAGGCAAGAAAAGCTGGTATAAACCCCCCAGTAAATGCAGAAGAAGTTGCAATGCGACCAACTGATATGCCAAATAATGGATTTGTAAACAAGAAAAGATAATATGGCAACAGCACTATTTATAAGTAGAACAGATTTAGTAAAAAATACTGTGATTTCTGGAAGCACAGATACAGATTCTTTTATTCAGTTCATTAAGATTGCACAAGAAATACACATACAAAATTATTTAGGAACTAAATTGTATGATAGAATTTCTGCTGATATTATAGCAGATACATTAACTGGCGATTATTTAGAACTTGTAACGGATTATATTCAACCGATGTTGATTCACTATGCTATGGTTGATTTTTTACCATTTGCAGCGTATCAAGTTAAAAGTGGGGGTATATTTAAACACACTTCTGAAAACGCAGAAACAGTATCAAAAGATGAGGTTGATTATTTGGTACAAAAAGAAAGAGAATTTGCAGAATATTACACAAGACGATTTGTAGATTTCATTTGTTTTGATAGTTCAAAGTTCCCAGAGTATTTAGACAATCAAGATTCTGATGTGTATCCAGATAAAAATGTAAGCGGTTCAAATTGGGTACTATAATGAAAGGATATAAACCGAAACAAATAAACATTGTTAAATTGGAAAAGTATTTAACTAAAAAAGAAAAAGATGGCAAACGAAATATACAATAGCACTTGGTTTGGTAATACAATTGAAACTGCATCTTCTATTGGTACATCAACAGAAATGATACAAGGACAATTCAATATGAATGATAGGCAAGAAGTTGAAGCAAAAAAATGTTTGGCTGATGCAATACATACAATAGGAATACAAGATACACAAAATTAAAAACAATGGCAAAACCAACATTAGCATTAATACCCGCAACACAAGGAAGCAAATTTTACTCCGTATTACCATCAAATGGTGTAGGGGATTTTGACTTTACAAGAAGTGGCTCGGCAACAAGAATAAATAAAGACGGATTAATAGAAACAGTTTCAAATGGTGTTTCAAGATTAAACTACCCTTTAGTTGATGGGGTTGTAAATGGTTGCCCAAGTCATTTGTTAGAACCTACTAAACAAAATGTATTGCAAAGAAGTGAAGAATTTGATAATGCGTATTGGATAAATAATGGAGTTACTATAAATGCCAATCAAACTATTTCGCCAAGTGGACAATTAAATGCTGATTTATTAACTGGAGTTAGCGGAGGTTTTGGAGTTGTTAGGTTTTCAACTTGGAGTGCTACAAATAAAGTTGCGAGTTGTTTTGCTAAAAAAGGCAGTACGAATTTATTTAAAATAGCAAACGTATCATCTTCAAATAGATATGTTCTTTTTGATTTAAGTAATGGAACTGTATCTGAAGAATCTGTTGGTTGGACTGGTTTTATTGAAAATTATGGAAATGGTTGGTATAGATGTACAGCAATAAGCAATAATGAAACTGGTACATTTTCTTTAGGTGTTACTGCTGCAAGTGAAAGCGTTTATATGTGGGGTGCTCAATTAGAATCTGGATACAAAACAAGTTACATACCAACCACAACGGCAGCCGTCACTCGTTCAGCTGAAACTGCTACTGATTCTGCAGATGCAGCTACTTTTAATTCTTTAGAGGGGGTATTGTATATTGAAACAAGTGCTTTATCTAATGATTTAAGCGAAAGACGTTTTGGTCTTTCAGATGGCACAAGCTCTAATGTTATTAGAGTTGGGTATACAAGCGTATCTAATATAATTATTGCAGTCGTATATAATGGAAGTAACCAAGCTGTTATGACGTACACGTCTTCGGATATAACACAAAACAGTAAAATCGCAGTTAAATATAAAGAAAATGATTTTGCTTTATGGGTTGATGGTGTTGAAAGAAGTACAGATACAAGTGGTTCAGTTTTTTCTGAAAATACATTAAATTCTTTGGATTTTAATATAGGTGGTGGTAGTCATTTTTATAGTAAAACAAAAGATATAAGAGTTTACAACACCGCTTTAACAGACCAAGAATTGCAAACACTAACAACAATATAATGAATATAGGAAAATATAAATTCGACAGTAAAGAAGCAGCACTTAAAAAGACTAATTCTTTAGGTACTGCAACAGACGAGAACGGAAACGAATACCCAACACATAAACACACAATCGTTCATTTAGGTAATATCGTTTTAGAACAAGCAGTAATTGACGAAGATGGAGAAGTAGAAACAGAAGCAGTACTATCGGAAGATTGGCACGTTGATGTTTTATGGAATGGATTAGAACCTAACGAAGATGGAACAATTGACCATCCGTATGGTTGGAAGTCAAAAAGTGTTAATATTGATGGAGATGGTGTACACGCTTTCTTTGGATTAAGCTACGATGCTTTAAAATTCTAAATTTTGACAATGCAAGATATAAAAATAGCAGCAATTAATCTACTAACATTTACCGTTAGCTTTTCAAATATTGAACAATGGTTAAAAATATCTTTATTAGTTGTTTCTATTGTTTATACTGTATTGAAAATATTTAAACTAAAAGAACCAAATGAAGCTGACAAATAATTTTAATTATTAGTTTTTTTCACTATATTGCTATATGAGAAAAGATAAAGATGGTAATTTAAGTAAAATTTATAAAACAAATAAGGATAAAGCAGAGAAGAGTGCGTTTAATTCGTTAAAAGATATTCCTAATAGTCGATTAATTAGTGTTTATATAGGGGATTATGATTGCTATATGGCAAAATATGAAATTGAAGGCAATGAATATAATTCAAGAGTTTCTTATTTAAGAAAATCTAATTTTATAAACAGTGGATTATTAAAAGGGTCGTTTCTATATGCTTTTTATAGTGATAGTGAGTTACTATACATAGGTAAATCAAGTAGTTTAAATATGAGATTATCTGGGCATTTTTGTGAAGGTAAAGGAAGGGAGAAATGGAAAGACGATGTTACTGATATTAAAATTGCTAAATTATCTTCATCAGATATGCATATACTTGAACCTTATTTAATAATTAAATATTCTCCAAAATATAACAAGGATTTTAAAAAATCAAGTGGATTAACAATAGATTTGCCAACTCCAAATTTTAGAGGTATTTTATTTAATAGTAGTGATATAGTTTTAAGTGGAAATAGATTTTTAGGATATTATGAATAAATTAAGTAAGAATTTTAATAAATCAGAATTTGATTGTAGTTGTGGATGCGATATGCCATTAAAGGTTTTGCATAACGTTCAGAAGTTAGCAAACCAATTACAAGCACTACGAAACGTTGTCGGTACTCCAATTAAAATCAATAGTGGATATAGGTGTCCAGATTATAACGATAATGTCGTAAAAGGGGCTAAAAACAGTCAACACAAGCTTGGCAAAGCTGCGGATATTGTTATTAATGAAATGATGCCTCAAGAAACATTTGAATTGGTTGATTTGTTAATTAACGAGGGCGAGTTGTTGCAAGGTGGTTTGTCTGCATACGCTACATTTACACACTACGATATAAGAAAAACAAAAGCACGTTGGTAATGGAAATAAACTTAATTTTATTAGTGCCAGATGCAATGATTATAGGATGGCAATATTACAGACCAGATGATAACTTTAACTATTCAGAGGTAAATATATTTTTATTCTTTGGACAGTTACAAATAAGATGGAATAAAGATGAATAAAATATTAAGTTGGTTTACTGGTGGAGTTGTTAAAGAAGTAGGTAACGTAATAGACAAGTTATTTACTAGCGAAGAGGAGCGTATAAATGCCAAAAACGAAATGTTAAAGGTGTTAAAAGAA